GAAATTCTAAACGCGGTTAACGGAGGATTAGCCGCTGAAAATGGGATTTGGTGTCCTAAGTGTGGTGATGCTCTTGATATTGATATCGTTAATGGTGTTCTTGCTATTGGCTGTTTTGGCTGCGGAGGGATAGTTATGTGTAATTACTGCCAAACTCCAATTTATATCAAAACAATTCAATATTGTAAATCTTTACTTGCTCCATTGACACCAGAACAAGAACTGAGAGATAAACTATTGGATATGACTGGGGAAGTTTATGTGAATATTCCAAAAAAGTATTGTCCATTTTGCGGCGCTAAGATGGATTTGGAGGATTGAGACGATGGCGCAGTTTTATAAAATGACTTTATACGTTTGTGATTTAGAAGATGATTTGTCTTTAAAAGAAATTAAAACGTTAATTGACGAACGTGCGTTATCCGGCATGTCGGTTAATGCTATTTGTCGGTTTTCAAATGAACAGACGGGAAAACAAATTGAATGGCATGATGATGTTGATATTAATAAACTGGATTGCCCTATATCCGCTTGGGAAAAGTATTTCGATTCAGAAACCACCTGAGGAGGATAAAAAATGAGAACTGAATTGTGGGGATTGAAAAACCAAGAAACTGGTGAGCTGGTCCTTGAATATTGGGCAAGTTCTCAAAAGCATAAAGCATTGTTTTCTTCGCATGAAAAAGCTCAAAAGGCTTGCAAATGGAGACATAATGCGCAGCTTGAGCCGTTTAAAATAGAGTCTGTATCTGTGGTCAGATGTAAGGACTGTAAATGGTTTACAATGGACAATACAGGTGGTACGTATTGCAATCATCTAACTTGTGGGTTGTTTAATGGATATGAACCAGATGCGTTTTGCAGCTACGGCGAAAGGAAGGAATCAAATGAATGAAGAGCATTATTTTCTGCGCCCCCCGATCATCATAAGCGAAGAGGAATTAAAAAGGCAAAAGAGAGATCCTAAACTCCTGATAGAAAAATTTGAACGGCTGAGACGGTGCGAATTAAATTCCGGAAAGTCTGAATCTCACCCGGACGTTATGAAACTGTCTGAAATGATCGAGAAGTTAAGAAGGTGAAAAATGCGACTGGTTGATGCGGATTTAGCCCCGATTTATTTAAACGAGAAGGCTTGCGAACAAATCAAATCAATGCCAACTATCGACCCTGTTCATGCTGCTGGTGCGTGCTATTGTGGAGAGTGCGGTTATTGTATTCATCAGCCAGGGCTGAAAAGCGTCGAATGGATATGCATTGAATGGCATAACTATTGTGATTGCGGCCCGAAGATAGTCGCTCCAAATGATTTTTGTAACTACGGTAAGAGGAAGGAAGAACAGCCATGACCAGGATTGAAAAAAGAATATTTATGGACCTGAATCATTGCGGGAAATGGTTAATGACGCTCAGTAAGTTTAGTGAAATCAAGGAAATGGCGAATTTAATGAGTGATGAAGATATCAAATTCGCTGAAACATTCCTGCGTAACATACAGCCGGAGGTAAAAAAATCATGATGAACAAAAAATTCACACGGTGCGAAGTCTGCGGAATGAAGTTTCTGCCGGATAAAAAAGATATCTACACGGTTAAACAAGAAACCTCACTGGCAAATGTCTTAACCGGAGGTGGAAGTATCTTTGATGCTATCGATTGCCCGAGATGTGGAACTCAGGTTCTTTTAAAAATCAGAACCCCAAAAATACAGGAGGAATGATCATGGCAGGCTGGCAATTATTACTTTTAGGGTACTTTTTAGGCGCACCGTTAGGCTTCTTGCTTTGTTCCGTTCTGGTGGCAAGCAAAGACCCGCCTAAACCGCACACCACTTGCAAGGACTGCGTACATAGGCATAAGAAAGAGTGCCCTTTCTCCCATATCGAATGTGATGTGACCGGGGATTCTATTTTCTGGCATACTAACAAACAAGATGACTTCTACTGCAAAGACGCCAAAGCACATGAACCGGAAAAGCTGTGAAGGGTGCGTCTATCATAGAGCACTGGCAACCCACGGATATGGCTTCGTTAAATACTGTAATTATCTTCTGGATACCGGTAAGCCTAGAGGCTGCCCGCCGGAGAAGTGCGACAAGAAAGCAATAAATAAGCATAAAGGAATTAAATAATTATGGAAGATTTTATAAGCGCTCTTGGTGCTACTGCAGAAGCAACCGCTTTATTTTATTTGCAGTTGGTAAAACACGGTATACCACCAGAACAAGCTGCATCATTAACCGCAATGATAATTTCAAATTTTATAGGAGGTAATAACACTGGCAGAGAATAAAAAAAGCGAATTAACCAATCAAATCGTTAAACAAAAACGCCATTGGGTTCCTAACCCACAAAAAAATTTCGGGGAAGAAAACGTCCAACCTGGTGACAATGCTCGTTATTTGCGCCATGCACTTGTATCGTGGGACTTGCCCCCTATTGATATTTCAGACCCGAAACAAGTTGAAAAACGGATCCAAGAATATTTTAACTACTGCATTGACAATGATAGAAAGCCAAATATGATTGGCATGGCTAATTGGTTGGGAGTACATAGAGATACTGTCCATCAATGGAAGACAGGTGCAACACGTAGTAATACACATTACGACTTGATTAAAAAAGCCATTGATATTTTAGAGGAACTGTGGGTTGACTATATGCAAAATGGGAAGATCAATCCCGCTTCTGGTATCTTCCTTGGAAAGAATATGTTTGGATACAAAGACCAGCAGGATTTAGTTGTAACGCCCAACAATCCATTAGGGGAAGAACCTGATCCGGATAAGCTGGTGGAACAGTATCAAAAAGCCCTGCCACCGGAAGATTAACGACTATAAAAAATTTCTAGCGACTATCAGATGATATGACTTTGACGGAGGTAACGACTATGGTTAACGACTTTCAAACGAGCGGCTATCAAACGACTATGGAGCAAAAATCAATCAACGACTATCGACTTTGCCCGCTTCATAATATGGGTTGCAACGAATATTCCTGCGCATGGTATGACCGCAGAAATGAATGTTGCGCTATTATTACCCTTTCCCGCTTCAAATAAAAAATTCCCGGCTTTCTCCGTTTGGAGTTGGCCGGGTTTTTGTTTGTGCGGCGTTTTAAGGCGGTTTTTGTGTTAAGATAGAAATTTATATTAAAACCGTATAAAATCGTCTGTATCGGGCTTGTAGCGAAAAATAGAGGTATATATAACTAAATCAATATCTTTGTTTTGCTTTCAGAGGCTTTTTAAGGTCATGAAGCAGTAAAACGATACTTTTCTTTATGGACAATAAAAAAACGCCTTATTCAGCCTTGTAGGGCTAAATAAAGCGAAATAAAAAACCGCCTGGAAAATCGAGCGGTTATCAAATAACTTTAATATGGCTTTTATTTTTCTTTGCCTTGTGATATAATAAAGGCGACATGTGGCAGGCCATGCCGCCCTTGTTTGCTTTAGGCTCCCTGTGCTTTGGACGGCTCGGGGGAGCCTATTTTATTTTGTTTTGGCATCTCGTACAATCTGCGCCGCTTCCTGCGGTGTTTTAGCTTGCGCTTCAATTAGTTTGGCTATGGTTTCCAACATTGTGTTTAATTGGTCGTTTGTCATGCCTTCTTGCATTTCCTTTCTACCTCCTGCCTGGTGTGTATTCAGCTTGGTTTCCCTTGCTGTGATTATATGATATCACTAATGTTCAATAATGTCAATAAGTAATTTAAACTTTTATAAGTTTATTTTTCTGTAGTTTATTGAACTCAATATATAGTATAAAATTCAATATAATCACAAAATATAGAGGTATGAGATACGAGATACCGGTGGGGGAATAGGGGTATAAAGATAATTCCAGGTTAGCTCCAAGCTAACAGCACAAACAAAAAAGGTTGAAATAGTCCAATAAAGTATATTGACAAGTCTAATATAATATGTTAAACTAAACATAACAGGAGGCGAATAAAATGAGAGTAGGATATATCCGGGTAAGCACTACCCATCAGAACACAGACAGACAAGAGGACAGTCTGGAACAGATGAATGTTGAGAAACTGTTTATTGAGAAAGCAAGCGGTAAGGATAGACGGAGACCACAGCTAAAAGCGATGATGGATTTCGTGCAGGCTGGTGATACAGTTGTTGTGCATGAATTGTCAAGAATGGCTCGTTCTGTTGTTGACCTGTATGATATTGCAAAGGAACTGAACGATAAGGGCGTGAGTCTTGAAAGTTTGAAAGAGGATATTGATCTTACATCGGCAACAGGAAAATTGACATTTGGAATCATGGCAGTTATGGCTCAGTTTGAACGAGATTTACTTTTGGAACGGCAAAAGGAAGGAATTGCAGCAGCAAAAGCGAGAGGAAAGCGATGGGGCCGGGAGAACATTTATGGTACTGATGAACGTTTGGTGCATGAAGTGTTTTCAAAGTACTATGCAAAAAAAATTTCATTTGATGAAGCGTCAAAAAAACTCGAAATGAAAAAAAGTACTTTTTACTATCGGTACAACAAGTGGATTAAAGAACAAGTTGAGGCCGGAATTTTGAAGGAGGAAGATCGATGAGCGAAAAGGTTTTTAACCATGTGCTGCTTAATTTTCTGAATCAAATGATAGTAAAAGATGGTGAAGTCCATATTGACTCTGTTTTTAGATTTGAGCAGAACCCAGAAGGATTACCCGCTTTTTTGCAAATGGCGAAGAAACATAATTGCACGGTAATTTTCGAAAACGAGGGATATACATTCAAGCCCAAAAGTGAGAATAATGTAAGCGATACCGCCATGATTTCCGGGTTGATGATCTACATGAACATGGGAAAGACACTGTTCGGGAAAAGAATTAATTATTTGATGAACCTAATCACAAACGAAAATTGGGTCAAAGGGCAACACGAGCCGATCCTGAAAGAAAATGTTGAATAAATACTTCAGCGCCCTTGCAACGTGTGGGGCGCTGTTTTTTTATCTAATTTGAACCATATATAGAATTATGGTATAATATAACACAATATATAGTGTCGTGAGGTGATACACTGACTTACAGAGAAACCCTTTTCGCAATCCAAAAAGCAATTGAAAAGGAACCGGATCATTTACAGGTTTACCGGGACTATTTTGATTTAACCAGGGCTATCTATGAGCAGAACAAAACGGCAAAAAGTGAGTGCCTATGGCTGCGGAAAGAGACCGCCAAAAAAATCCGCGAGGGCAAAAAAGGCGTTTCAGAATTTTTCGAACTGAACAAAAAGACCTATCTTCTTTTAGCTCCTGATGATTTTGACAGCTATCTCATTTATCTGGAGTGGAACCGGAAGCCGGAGGAGCGGTTCTACCTCCCCCGCCGTCGGATTATGAGGCAGGTCGCCAATGCGCTCCAACAGCTGGTGGACGATAAACTGGACGAGCTGTTTTTGTCAATGCCTCCCAGAGTGGGAAAAACTAGTATGCTGATGTTTTTCATGACCTGGCTGGTGGGACGGGATTCTGAACGCTCTAACTTGTATTCCGCTTATTCAGATGTGATTACATCTGCGTTTTACAGCGGTTGTTTAGAGGTCATCAACGACCCAGTCACGTATTTATGGCATGACGTATTTCCGGCGGCAAAAATCGCGAGCACCAACAGTAAAGACGAAACCTTTAATTTAGACCGGAAAAAGAGATACCCCTCCCTCACCTGCCGTTCCCTGTACGGAACGCTGAACGGAGCCTGTGACTGTAATGGAATTCTGGTATCGGACGACCTAATCGGCGGCATTGAGGAGGCTTTAAACAAAGACCGGCTTATCGCCGCCTGGAGCAAGGTGGACAACAATCTCCTGCCCAGAGCGAAGGAAACCGCTAAGGTCCTTTGGTGCGGCACCCGGTGGTCCATGATTGACCCGGCCGGCGTTCGCATGGATCTGCTTCAAAACGATCCAAAATTCAAAAGCCGGAGATACGAGATCATCAACCTTCCCGCGTTGGACGAAAACGAGCACAGTAATTTCAGCTACGATTACGGAGTTGGTTTTTCAGACGATTACTATTACCAGCGGAGAGCCTCTTTCGAACGGAACAACGATATGGCCTCCTGGCTGGCGCAGTATATGGGGGAGCCGATCGAGCGGGCGGGCGCGCTGTTCGAGCCCCAGGACATGCGGTATTACAACGGGACGCTTCCGGAGGAGCCTCCTGTCCGCGTCTTTATGGCTGTAGACCCCGCGTTCGGAGGCGGAGATTTTACCAGCGCCCCGGTCTGCTTCCAATATGCAGACGGCAGCGTTTATGTGGCTGATGTAGTTTTTAATAACGGAGAGAAAAACATCACGCAGCCGCTGATCGTGAGCAAAATCCGGGAACACGGCGTCCAGGCTGCCCAGTTTGAGGTTAATAAAAGCACAGCCAGCTATAAGGAAGGCGTGGAAGCCCTATTGAAACAAGCGGGCTACCGTCTTAACATCACCAGCAAGGCGGCGCCGAACAACGTGGCGAAGGAGGTTCGGATTTTCGACAAGGCCCCGGAGATCAGGGAGTTTTATTTTTTGGAGGACGGAAAGCGCTCTAAGGAGTACACGAAGTTCATGCAGAACGTTTTCAGCTTCAAAATGACGGGAAAAAACAAGCATGACGACAGCGTGGACAGCCTGGCGATGGCAGTGGATATGCTTCGCAGCGTAAGTGCTAAAATCAATGTGCTGAAAAGGCCGTTTTAGCACAATATATTGGTGAGTTGATTGACAAAACACCATATATGTGGTATAATGAAATTAAGAATAAGCATTTACATTCTCAGCATTTTTAATTTTCCCCACTGTCCGGACAGTCGCTAATCATTTCTGTCCGGATTGATTTCGCGGAGTAGAGCAGATGGGCAGCTCGGCGGTCTCAGTAGCCGCAGATCGTTGGTTCGAGTCCAACCTCCGCAACCAGAAGCGCGAGGTGAAGCCGCTGATAAGAGAACTTACTCAGCAGAATATTGCAGCAATACAGAAAATTATCAACAAAGGTTCTGTTGCGGAAGTTAAAGTGGAAAAAGGCTTCATTGTTGTTATTGAAATCAATAGAAAAAAAGTGAATTAACGCGCCGTCGCAACGGTGACGGAACAGCGGGCCATAGGGTCGCAGACAGATTGTATTCTGTTTGCGGCCTTTTTTGTTTGTGGAGAGAAGGTGAAAACTGGCTTTATTTGGACGCAGAAAGATTTATACCACCATTACGGACATCAGCCGTGAAAATCTGATCCCTATTTTAAACGAGGTCCTTTCCGTACATGTAGAAAACATGATGGAAATGGATTATCTGTATTGGTACCGCCGGGGGGACCAGCCGGTTTTAAGCAGAACCAAAACGGTAAGGCCGGAAATCAACAATAAGGTCGTGGAGAACCACGCCTCTGAAATTGTGGCGTTCAAAAACGGTTATTTCCTAACCCAGCCTGCCTTTTACATCAGCCGGAAAGAGGATCCGAGCATCACGGAAAAGGTAAAGCGGCTGAACGAGTATTTGTATTTAAGCGGGAAACAACAGGCCGACAATCTAGTAACGGATTGGTTCCATACCGTAGGCGTAGGGATCATTTACGTTACCCCATACAAGGACCCGGAGTGTCCTATCCGCGCTTACGCCCTGGACCCCCGTTCCTCTTTTGTGGTCTACAGCCGTGATCCCGGAAACGAGCCTGTCATGGGAGTAAACGTCGTAATTTCCACCGGGGAAACGCCGCGGGTTATTTTCGACGTTTTTACCAGGGAAAAATATTTCCGTGTTTCCGGCGGCGTGACCGGAGAAGTCGTAACCGGTACACCTATTGTCGGCACAGCCATTGAAGTTCTTTCGGAGGCTGACAACGTGCTTCATGAAATCCCCATTATTGAATATCAGTACGAAAACAACAGAATGGGTTCCTTTGAAGCCGTTATTCCCCTGCTGGACGAGATCAATAATATCCAGTCGAACCGCGTGGACGGCATTGAGCAGTTTGTGCAGTCGCTGATGATTTTCTATAACTGCCAGCTTGGAGAGGACGAAAACGGAAACCAGGTCACCCCGGCGTATATCCGCCAGGCAGGAGCGGTTTTTTTAAAGTCTGTCGGCCAGGACAAGGCGGATCTGAAAATTTTAAGCGAACAGCTTGACCAAACCCAGACCCAGGTACTGGTGGACAACATGTACCAGCAGATTTTGACCATCTGCGGTATGCCCTCCACTATGAAGGGCGGTACCTCTACCAGCGACACCGGACAGGCGGTATTCTTGCGGGACGGCTGGGAACAGGCAAACACCTACGCGAGAAACACTGGGGATTTATTCCGGGTATCCAACCGGCTGTTTGACAGAATCTTTATCAATATTCTGAACCGGAAAACCGATTTAAATATCAATCTATCGGATTTCGAGCTTCAGTTTGTGAGAAACGAAACCGCGAACGTCCTTGTCAAGACCCAGGCGGCTATGAATCTGAAAGAGCTGGGCTTCAGCCCGGAATTGGCCTTCGCGAAATCCGGGGTTTCCAACGACCCGGTGGCGGACGTGGCGAATTCGGAGAAATACATCAAAGCCAAATGGGGCTCGCAGGACAACACAAAGGTTATTGACGAATCCCGCACCGAAGAGGTTGGGATCGTTTAATTGGTAGAGAAACCAAAAATCCCAAGCTGGCGGAGATGCCAGGATAATCAAGCCCATCACAGTGCAGAGAAGCACTCAAAAAACCCGAAAGGAGCACAACGATGAAAATTTCCACTGACAAAATCAAGGGGTTCGCTGAAATGAGCGACGCGGACAAGGTCGCCGCTCTTCTGAGCTTGGACGTACCCGATCCGGTAGATATGTCCCAGTTTGTGGAAAAGAAAGTTTTCGACGCAAAAGCAACAGAGGCGTCGAACTTATCCAAGCAGTTGAAAGCCAAAATGAGCGACGAGGAAGCGAAGGCCGCCAAGGAGGCGGAGGAGCGGGCGGCGATGGAAAAGGAGCTGGCCTCTCTCAGAAAGGAAAAAGCCATCGGAACCTACAAAGCCGCTTATCTGGAATTGGGCTACGACGCGGAAGCAGCGGCGGAAAACGCCGAAGCTCTCCACTCCGGAGATTTTGCGAAAGTATTTTCCAATCAGAAGAAATTTATCGAAGCGCAGAAAAAGGCCGCGGCGGCCGGCGCGCTTGACAAGCAGCCCGGGCTTTCCAGCGGGAACCCAATGAACGGCGAAAATGTGGAATCAAGCCCAGTCAACGCGTTCCGGAAGGGCGCGGGAATTTAGTTGAAAACATATTGAAATCGAAAGGAGAAACTTACTGCCTTATAACAATCAAATCGAGCTTGCGAAAAGCTATGTGCCAATTCTTGACGAGGTATACAAAGCAAGCTCCAAAACCTCTATTTTAGATACCGCGAATGAGCGGGTCCGGTTTATCGGCTCTGACACCGTAAACCTTTACACCATGAACCTGGACGGCTTGGGAAATTACTCCAGAAACGCCGGCTTTGTGACCGGTTCCGTCACCGGAGGCTGGGAGCCCTATAAGCTGACACAGGACCGGGGACGCTCCTTCATGGTGGACGTCATGGACAACGACGAAACAATGGGCATGGCCTTCGGCACCCTTGCCGGGGAATTTATCCGCACCCAGGTAACGCCGGAAATCGACGCCTACCGGTTCGCGAAATACGCCGGCACCTCCGGCATCAGCTCCGGCACGCCGGCGGATATCACCGTTGGCACCACCGACGTCCCCTCCCTGATTCAGGAGGCGGAAACCATAATGGGCGACGACGAGGTCCCAGAGGAGGGCCGTATCCTGTTTATCTCCGAAACCGCTTACGCCGGCCTGAAGGACAAGATCACCCGGTATGTGCAGAACGGAGAGCGTGGCATCGAAACCGCCATTGACTATTACGATGGTATGCGGGTGATTAAGGTGCCGAAGGGCAGATTCAACACTGGAATCACCCTGAACGACGGCCTTTCCGCCGGCGAAACCAAAGGCGGATTTACCGTTCCGGCCAGCACCTCTTACCCGATCAACTTTATGATTATCCACCCGTCCGCGGTGGTTCAGATCGCCAAGCATGTAGTCCCCAGAATTTTCAGTCCCCAGGTGAACCAGAGCGCGGACGCCTGGAAATTCGATTACCGGATTTACCATGACGCGTTCGTGGAAAACAACAAGGTAGCGGGAATTTACCTGCACAGAGCGGCTACGGCCAACGCTTAATGGAGGTGGTATTAATGGCGGAAGAAAGAACCTTTGCTTTTACCAACGGCGATATTTTAGTGGAGAATGTCCCCTACGCGGCGGGAGAAGCGCCCACCGCCGCCGAGTTCAAGGCGCTGATCGATGCTTTCATTAACGCCGGCATCATGGCGCCCGCGTCCGAGGGCTAACGCTATGGCGCGGTTTATTGGATTAATTGTGAAAAATCAGCCCGTGAAGGTGCCTGAGAAGTCACCGGAACAGCCTGTGAAGCGAACCGGCGGCAGAAAGCCGAGACAGTAAGGAGGAAAGCGGTATGGGAAATTTGGAAAGGTTAAAAAGCAGAACGGGCGAAGCCGACGAGGCTCTGCTGAATGATCTTCTGGAAAGCGCGAAAGCCGTGATCCTTTCCCGCCGCTATCCTTTTGGAAACGGAACCGAAGCCTTGGAAGCCAAATACGAGGACTTACAGCTTAGAATCTCCATCGACCTATATGCCAAGCTGGGCGGTGAGGGAGAAATCAGCCACTCGGAAAACGGGATCAGCCGGACCTGGGCGGCGGCAAACGTTTCCCCGGACTGGCTCGCTGAAATCGTTCCTTTCGTGGGGGTGCTTTAAATGCGTGATCTGCGCCGGAACCTGTCCACAGTATACTACAAGCTGTACGCGGGGCAAACGGAAATCATCGATTCCAACGGCTACCGTACCGGTTCCCCCTCTCCCCAATATGGCGAACTGCAGTCCGCCACGCTGTGCGTATCGTCCAACAAGGGTTCCTCCGAATCTGAGCTGTTCGGCTCTCTTGAGGACTACGACAGGACCATGACCACGTCAGATACTACATGCCCCATTGATGAAAACACCGTTTTATGGCTGGACGGCGCTTCCACGGACGAGGCCCACAATTACATCGTGAAAAAGCGTGCGCCGTGGAAAAACAGCGTAGCCTACGCGATAAAGAAGGTGACGGTAAGTGCCTAAGAAAACCATTTACATGTCCCTGGGCGGCTCTTCTATCAGCGCCGCGCTGCAGGAGCTTACTTCCTATCAGGCCTGGGTACGGCAGAAGGCCAACGAGCTCACGGAACGGCTTGCCGCCATCGGCGCGTATGAAGCTACCGTCCGGTTTTCCCGGGCCCAATATGACGGCGAAAAGCAGGCCGCAGTCAGCGTGGAACCAATCACAAATGGCTGGAAAATCGTCGCTTCCGGGGATTCCGTGTTCTTTATCGAGTTTGGTGCCGGCGTATATTTCAACGGTTCAGAGCCCTATCCGGAACCACGTCCGGCCGGCGTTTCCAGAATCGGAGAATACGGCCAGGGCAAGGGAAAGCAAAACACCTGGGGCTATTACGACAGCGGAGGAAATTTGGTTTTGACCCACGGCAACCCGGCGGCGATGCCGATGTATCACGCGAAGCGTGCGATGGAACAGGAAATCAAACGGATTGCAAAGGAGGTATTCAGGTGATAGACGCAGAAAGCGCGATTTTTGACAAGGTGGCTTCTCGTTTCTCCCAAAGCTATCCTGACGGTTCCTGTTACAGCGAGCTTGTGGATACGCCGGCAAATTTCCCGTGCCTGGTTCTCATCGAAGAGGATAACGCTACTTACGAAGGATCCTTGGACGCCTCACACAGGGAGCACAACGCGACCCTGTTGTACAGCGTCAATATTTATTCCAACAAGATCAGCGGCGCCAAGCAGGAATGTAAGGCGATCATGGAACTGGTCGACAGAGAAATGCAGAATCTTGGGTTTACCCGGGTTTTCTGCAATCAAATGAAAAACGCGGATATCAGAATTTACCGCGTCGCCGCCAGATACCGCGGCGTAATCAGTGAAGATTATAGGATTTACAGGAGGTAATTTACTGGCGATTGATTTATCTACCGCGGGCGTAACCCTACAGTATGCCGTGGAAACTACGACGGGAACCCGTCCTACCACAGGGTATACCGCAGTCCCTGGAATCAAAGCGATTCCTGATTTAAACCCGGAGCCTTCCAACCTTGAAACAACGACCCTGGAAGCGCTGGAATGGAGAACCTATATCCCCGGCCTAAAAGACCCGGGCGGCGCTCTTGCGTTCACCGCGAACAACACGGAGGATTTCCAAACGGCGTGGTCTGCTTTGGTTTCCGCGGCTTCCGCGGCTCAGGAGGAAGGAAATTCCACCTGGTTCGCCATTGTAATCCCAGGGCTGACAAAAGCGTTTTATTTTGCCGGAACCCCGTCTGATCTCGGTCTTTCCGCTATTGAAGTGGACGCGGTTCTGGAAATCGAGCCGTATATCACCCCGAGCGCAATCGATGGGTGGCAGACAAAACCGACCACTGAATAAACGGAGGTAATTTTACATGGCAAAAACGGATAATAAGGTTTCCCCTATCAGAATCACAGACCCGGAAACCAACGATACCTATGTACTGGAATTTTCCAGGGAAAGCGTAAGGTTCGCGGAACAGAGAGGGTTCAAGATTTCTGAACTTTTGGATTTCCCGCAGTCCAACATTCCGGCGTTTTTTTTCTATGCGTTCCGGATGCACCACAAAAATGTCGCAAGGGATAAAACAAACAAAATCCTTGACGAGTTAGGCGGCCTGTCCGGCGCGGAACTCTCCCGGTTGGTTGAGTTGTATAATCAGACCAACGATTCTCTGGTGATTTCCGACGAGGAAGAAAGAAAAAACTGCCGTCTGACGGTGGAACTGTAACAGAGTACGCCGTCGGGGATTTCACGAAATCGTTCGATGAGGTTTTTCCTTATTATCTTGCCATAGGTATGACCGCCGTCCAGTTTTGGGAAGGTGACCCCTGGCTGGCGGCGGCTTACCGAAAAGCTCACCAGTATAAAATCCAGGCTAAGAGCGAGGAAATGTGGCTTCAAGGCGTGTACTTTTTCAACGCCGTTTCTATCGCGTTGGGAAACGCTTTCCGAAAGAAAGGCGCGAAACCGCGTGATTATATGGAAAAACCAATCCGGTTGATTCCGTTGACCGAAGAAGAAAAAGCGGAAAAAGCAAAACAGGAACAGCAAAAACTTGTCGATTATTTGAATCGTTTTGCAAAAAAATGGGGAGGAAACTAACTGAGCGTTGAACTGGATACCCTAGAACTAAAAGTACAATCAAGCGCGAATCAGGCTGTCTCCGGTATCGATAAGCTTGCTTCCTCTCTGGAAAATTTAAAGAGAGTGTCCAAGGGCGGGGTTGGTCTTACGGCTGTGGCAAATCAGCTGACAAAGATTAATTCCGCTCTTTCCGGTTTAAATGTAGACAATAAGAAATTCGCCTCTTTAAGCGCCGCCCTTAACGGCCTAAGCTCCATTCAAAAGGCAAGCGGATTTTCATCTACAGTAAACGCTTTAAAAAACCTGTCCAATGTAAGCAAGGAATTATCGAAAACGGATTTAAGCAAGTTTGCGTCCCAAATGAACCAAGTGGCAAACGCAATCCGTCCCCTTGCAACGGAAATGGAAAAAGTATCCGCTGGCTTCAAGGCCTTCCCCATTCGGATTCAAAAACTGATTTCCAGCAACACGGGGCTTGCGGCGTCGAATAAGACAACCGGGAATTCTTTTGGATTCCTTGGTGTTGGTATCAGCGGCGTTATTGCTAAGATAGGTATTTACGGATATACCCTAAAGCGCACTGTAGGAAGTTGGATTACCTCCTATAACGATTACGTGGAAAACGTAAATCTTTTCACGGTAGCGATGGGAAAATTTGCTGACGAATCAATGGAATACGCGGAAAGAGTCCAGTCCGCTATGGGTATCGATTTATCGGAATGGATTCGGAATCAAAGTGTTCTCATGGATATGGTAAAGGGCTACGGTGTTGTTGAGGACAAAGCGAAAACCATGAGCGAGGGCCTGACCCAGCTTATTTATGATTACACCTCCTTCTATAATATTGGGATTGAGGAGTCAGCCCAAAAGGTTCAGTCCGCGATTGCCGGCGAAATCGAGCCTGTCAGGCGCTTAGGTAAGGACCTGTCGGTCGCTACGCTCCAACAGTATGCTTATAAATATGGTATCGACCAGAGCGTTAATTCCATGACCCAAGCGCAGAAAGCCCAGCTGCGATATGTCGCTTTGATAGATCAATCAAAATCCGCTATGGGAGATATGGCGAGAACCATTCAAACCCCGGCAAACGCTATGCGGATTCTCCAGCAGCAGGTGCAGCAGCTTACCAGAGCTTTGGGAAGCTTATTTATTCCTATTTTACAAGTGGTAATCCCCTGGGTACAGGCGTTTGTCTCCGTGCTGACCGACGCAGCCAGAGCAATCGCAGGATTTTTTGGCGTAGAACTTCCTACAATCGATTATTCCGGTATGGACAGCATCGGGGCCAGCGCGGGAGTGGCCACAGACGAAATCGAAGACACTACCGGTGCCCTTGGCGACGCGGCGGCCGCGGCGAAAAAGCTGAAAGATTACACCCTTGGCATTGATGAGCTGAATATTCTCAATCCTGATACCGGGGCAGCCTCCGGAGGTTCCGGGGGAAGCGGAATCGGTTCCGGCGGTGTTTCCGGCGGGGATTTGGATTTACCGATTGAATCCTATAATTTCTTAAACGATGCCAACAAAAACCTGGACAGCATGAAGCAGACTATTGAATCCATTCTGCCTATTGTCGGAGCGATCGGGGCCGGAATTCTGGCTTGGAAGCTTTCCAGAGGATTTATCGGAAATCTGGCTTCTTTAAAAAGCCTTCTCGGATTAACGGCGATTTCAATCGGAGTCGCGCTGGAATTGGAAAATATCAATAACATTTTTTCCGGAGAATACGACAACGCTTCCCTGGAATCCGCTGTAAACAGTATGATTTCCGGCGCTATGATAGGTGTTGGAGCAATTCTGCTTGGTGCGGCAGGCTGGGTATTGCCCGTCGCAATCGCTTTAATGCCTGTTGTGACAGAAATCGCCACAAACTGGGACAGCATAAAACAGGTCGGATCCTTAAACTGGGAAGGAGTGCAATCTTTATTTTCAGGCGATATGCAGAGTGCCGGAGATAGTTTCGCTCAATCTATGGCAACTCAGTTAGAATCTGATTCCTGGGGCGTAGCCATAGCGGAAGCCATTTTAGGCGAAGACGCAGTAGCTGCCGCGGCGGAATTATTCCGCAAAAAGGGAGGGCAGGCGTTTAGTGATGCCTGGAACTGGGGGTTAGAATCAGTAAAAACAACAATTTCTAATAAATGGAATGAGATTACTGCTTTCTTTTCAGAAAAAGTTCCGGAGGTCATAAACGGCATCGTTGATTGGTTTAAAGGCTTACCAAATAAGATAGGTGAGGCTATTGGCTTTGTAATTGGTAAGCTATCCGCTTGGAAAGATAATGTCTGCAAGTGGGTTTCAGAAAAAGTCCCAGAGATTATTAATAGTGTGGTTGGTTGGTTCAGGGATTTACCTAATAAAATCAAACAAAAGCTGGACGAATTCAGAAATACAATTATTCAATGGAAAAATAACGCTATCAAATGGTTCAACGAAGAGCTTCCCAAAATACTAAATAATATTGTAGATTGGTTTAAAGGTTTGCCAGATTCATTGGTTACAGCCGGAAAAAATATGATATACGGGCTTTGGAACGGTATCATGAGTGTAGGCACTTGGCTAAGAGACAAGTTGAGCGGCTTTTTTGGAGGACTATGGGATAGCGTAAAAGGTTTCTTTTCAGGTTTCTCCTCGGGGTATACAAAAGGTTATGAAAGCGTACCAACTTTTGCCTCCGGCGGCTTCCCCACTCCCGGCCAGCTGTTTGTAGCAAACGAGCCGGGCAACCCGGAAATGATCGGTTCTATCGGCGGCAGGACGGCGGTAGCCAACAACGACCAAATCACGCAAGGTATCGCGCAGGCGGTCTATCAGGCGTTTGTGGCGGCTCAAAACGAAGGAAGCCAGCAGCCTATTGACCTTACGGTGACAACGATGCTGGACGGCAGGACGGTGTACAGAAACCAGGAAAGAGTTCGTCAGGGAATGGGATACAGAATGACTACAAGCACAATTCCGGTATAAGGAGGGATAAACTGGCTTGGATTGAAACAGACGGAGGAATCGCCCTCCCGGTTCCAGCGCTTGACAGCGGAAAAGTAACTATTTCTACGTTGGTTGACGGAGGAAGAAACCAAAACGGTAACTTTATCGGTCAGGTAATCGGCAACGACAAATTAAAAATCGAAATGAAATTTCCTGTTCTTTACCCGCAGGAAATGATGAATTTTCTGAAGCTCTTTGACCGGTCTCAGGGCGGCTCGTTCGTGAACCGTTTTCGGGTATTTGATCCCCGGATTAACAACTATACCTATTTAACCATGTACGTTGGAGATCGGTCCGGCACCCCGTATATGGTGAATCCTCAGACCTTGAGGCCGTCCTTTTGGAAAGATGTAACCGCTAATCTGATTCAGGTATAAGGGCGGTGGGTGTATGAAATATGTTTCTCCAGAATATCAAAAGGCGATCCAGCTTCATCGTACTCAAGGGATCCGAAATCAGATGCACGCAAAAATAAACTTCGGCGTTCTCGACCAATACGCGTTTGGCGACGCGGCGTTCACGGTTTCCCCGGGGGTATCCTTTTCCGATCCCTCGGGAATCCAAACTGGTGTGAACGATATAACAGAAAGCTATGCCTCCTGGGAGCAGAACTTTTGGCAGCTCACCGGAAAACAGAGGTTTCTAAATGACGCCAATCCTTATGACACCGGATATATCAGCAGCGCGGTTTCCAACGGCGCGGGAATATTCCTTTCTAATCCATATATTGATGTATCCTTTTCTACTCCCCACAGCATGGTTGGCATTACGTTACAGTTTGACACAGTGACCGGAACCGCTCCAATTGATTTTACCATTACGGCCTACGAGAACGGCGCTGTTAAAAACACCTGGTCTGTCACCGGCAACACCAATGTGATCTATCAGGGAGAACTGGGGATCGAGGACGCGGACCGGATCAGGATCGAATTTATTAAGGCGAGGCCGTACAACAGAATACGGGTCAGCAGTATGCTGTTCGGAATCGCCTATTCCTTCTCCGACGAGGATATTATCTCTATTACCCATAACCGGGCCGCAAGCCCAATTAGTCTGGAGCTTCCTTCTGAATCCCTAACCTTTACGCTTTTTAACGAAAACAGAAAATACGATTTGGATTCCAGCTTCAGCCTGATCCCGTTCTTACAAAAGGAGCAAAAGGTCATTATTCAATATGGGTATGATGTAGACGGGAAAGGCGGCATCGAATGGCTGGAGCAGGACCTTTATCTGCTGGATAGCTGGGAAACTGATGGAATCAACGCGAAGTTCACTTGTAAGGATATCTTTCATAAGCTCGTCAGTTCAACCTATGTGAAGGGAATTTATGACAAACAGAGCCATACAGCCGCAAGCCTAGCCTCAGATGTTCTAACCGACGCAGGAGTTGAAAATTTTTGGGTTAATGATGTAATGCTGCAATCCACAAGCACAAATTTGCCATTGCTTTATGACAGCCACGGTTCTAATTTGCAGCTTTTGGCTAATCTGGGCATGTCCTCATTGGAGCAGAATTCCAGCGGCGGCGTTGTTTTCCGATACCGGGAAGAACCAGAGCAATCCACAATGAAAGCGGATACTTGGCAGGCTCCGCAGACAGTATATTCCTACTACGCCTCTCAGGAAAGCTTGGCTGGAGGTGTTTTCGATCTAAATGAAACCCCGGATTATGCCACATGGGAAGAGGATTTCTTTGCGCTGGACGGAAGCATGGCATTTCTTCCTGAATCGGCGCCATACCGAAACGCCGGGTATGTCTCCGATGTATTTCCAAAAGAAAACGGAGACTATGCGGAACCAACGATCCGCTTCGGACCTACTCTTACTTTGGAATTTGAAAAAAATATCACCTTTGGAGAATTAGAAGTGGATATCGGAAGCACCAGCCAACTGACCGCATTTAAAATCAGCGGCGAGCGGAAAACCTCACCGGAAAACGCGGAACTCCCAATTTATGAAACTGTATTTTCTAAAGATAAGGTCCCTGTCATTTGGGAAAACGGAAAGTTCTTCTTTAGAGAAAATTTTGACCGGATAGCCAGGATCAATCTCACCTGTATCTCTAACGGGAAGCAACAAAGAGGACGTATTAAGCGGGTAAAAATCAATTACGTTATGCCATTTTCTTTAGAATCATCAGATATTATAGGAAACGCAAAAAGCGAGCTGCTGGCTAGATGCAGCCAAGCAACATTAAACACTACCAGGGTTTCCGCCTATTCTTCCCCGCCGGCAGAGCCAGCGCAAACCGTTTCCGTAACGCCTAATGTACTGACAGAAATAAAACATTCGGAAGCGTACTATGACTGCCGGTTCGAATGTGATAATCCAAGCGTGGTGATTCAGCAGGAAACCCATTATGCGTTTGTATCCTACCTTAAAATTACCGGCGTTTCTCAGGACGTTGATGTTAAGCTGTACGCCAATACCTACGCCAGCGAATCTACCGTGCCTTATACAGAAACATTAAACCAGATTGGAGATCCAGTAACTGTAGAAAACCCGATTTTTCCCGCAAATTCCAGCCAAGGTGCCGCAGCTATCGATTGGATATCCAGTTATTTTCAAAAACGGTATGAGTACACAGTAGAAACCTTAGGATACCCGGAGGTCGATCCCGGAGATCTGATCCTTTATAACGGCAAGGAAGCCACAGTAGTAGAAGCGAACATCAATTTCAACCAGGGCGCGATGCGTGAAACCTTTATTCTGAGAGGGGAGGAAAAATTGAATGGCGTGGCAAACACCTAAGACGGATTGGAAGATACAGCCTGCTGACGAAAACGGAAGATATAACGGGGATTGGTTCAATATTGTCGATTACAACCGGATTACCGGAAATATTGAAGTGCTGCACACTCTGGCCCAGGAATTGTATCCCGGTTTTTCCATTGTCAGTATGCCGGATCAAACGGTATCCGATTTTCCTTATGCTTCCATCATCAACAATATCGAAAACAACCTGGATTCTATTGTAAACAGCACCTGGAAGCCGCCCGGTTATCCGGGAAAAAAGACTTGGTACGCCAACGGGGCTACGCCTACCGTAGACGACCTAAACCGGATAGAGGGGATTCTATTAACCTTATACAGCGCGTTTCAGAGGCAGAAGGCCGGCCGTCCAAAGCTATCATTTGAGTTGAAAGGAAGCGAGTTTTAATGGCGACAAATTTAAAAACAGATTATAAGGATTATATCCCGCCGGAGAGCGGAAAGCGGTACATTATCACCACGGATTCCCAGGGCTACAGCACAATCCAGGACGCTACGGAGTACACCCAGGAAGGGGATACCTTTGGAGCTAATGATATTAATACCACCAACAATACGATTAATAATCTAACCGCCGCCGATGTGGGTGCGGTTCCCCTGGCGGACGCCGGGATCAAGGTTACTCCTTTATGGAAGGGCAAGCTGACCACTAATAATACTACAATTCAGCTGTCCCAAAGCATTTTGAACTTCACTATGCTTCTGGTGACCGGTACTACCAATTCCACCGGCCTTCACTGGGGCATCGGCAATTTACTCCCTGTAGCAAAGGACAGTCACGCGGACTTCGGCGGTGATTCTTATGTTTCCGGAGGAAGCGACGGCTCCGGGCTGGCCAGGATCATAATCTCCCCCGACACGGCTTTGGGATTTTATTTCCCGAATTCCACGTCTCTCCGTTCGGGCGGCTCTGGATTTGCCACGAACGCTATGATTACCGCCGTTTATGGAATTAAATGAACTACCTTATAGGAGGAAGCAAAATGACAGAGCAAGTAAAGAAAGAAATCATTAAGGCCTACGCTTACGGGAAAACGCCTCAGGAAGCCGCTGCGGCTATGGGTGTCTCACTGGAAGACGCCAAAAGGCTCCAGGAGGAAAACGCTGAAGCGATTGAGGAAAGGAAAAGCCAGCTTGAAAGCGGCGGGTGGTTAAAATGATCATCGGCATTGACGTATCGACCTGGCAGGGGAAAATCGATTGGAACCAAGTGAAAAACAGCGATGTAAAATTCGCCATTCTCCGTTCCTCTTTCGGTTCTCCGGATCCTTCTCAGGTGGACAATCAGTTTGAAAACAATTACAAGGGAGCCAAAGCCGCCGGGATCCCATTAGGCGCTTACCACTACGGCTATGCGGTTTCCGAGGCTGAGGCGCGCCAGGAGGCTAAGTTCTTCCTGGACACCATCAAGGGCAAGCAATTCGAATATCCCGTCTATTACGACGTAGAGGACAATGG